GTAGCGAGTTCTGGGACTTCCTTTCTCCTTTTCTTTTGGAGTTACAAATGCCAGCAATGGCCGCAATCACCGTGAAGAAATTCGACGGTGTAACCGACATCATCTACGATGCTCTGTCGGCTTCCGGGGGTGATGGTTCCCCCGCCGTTTGGCGCCAGGACACTGGTGCAGCGGCCGGCCTTCCGGTCGGACTTCGCAGTCTCTTCAAGCTGTGGACGAACTGGAACGGTCCGAAGACGGCGCGGCAGATGAAGTTTAACTTCGTTTCGCCGTATGCTGTCCAGGACTCGACCACGACTCTCTATGGTGCGAAGGATCGCGTCGTCTTTGATGGCATGATCACCATTCCGCAAGGAATCCCGTCGAGCCAGATCAACGAAGCGATTTACCAGGGTTTGAACCTCCTGGGCGCGACGTTGGTCAAGCAAAGCGGTTCCAGCGGCTACGCTCCTACTTAAAACCAGGAGCGTAACATGTCGTCAAAGCGCATGCTGCCAAGTGATGTGGCGCGTGTTGCCCTTCGTCTCTACGAGGGCCTCGGATCTCCTGTTTCCCGTATTCTGAGCCAGAAGCTCAAGGACGGGGATTGGGATGGGATCTCGGATGTGAGTCCGGATCCGCGTAGTTATACGAATGCGGGCGCGTACTTCCTTGACGCCGCCGCGGCTGGATTGCTGCGGAAGTTTCAAGGCTTGCCAACATCTCACGACCGGAGCCGCAAGGCGAAGGACAAGTGGTGGCAGGGAGAACGCGACTGCTATCGTACCAATGAACGACTAGCCCCTTGGTTACCGGAAAACGTGCTTTTCTCCTCGTGGGAAGGCACACCGGAAGGGCGTATTAGGGAGGTCCTCTCTCTGATGCGAAAAAAGATAGTTGATTGGATCGGGCATGCTCCCCCTCAGCTTGCTGAGGGGCGTTTTGGCCCGGGCGCTACGTACTCGAGAAAAGGCGGGAAGACCACTGTACCCGACAAAATAGCTAACATCCCGTCATTGACCCGTGGTGCCATTTGGTTCCTACCGCAGTGGTTGGGAACCCAGTGGGGCAGTGCTTGCGCTGCACTCCACGGAGAGATCTCCTTTGTCCCGGGGAATCGTTTCGCAACGGTTCCGAAGACAGCGAAAACCGACAGAGCCATTGCGGCCGAGCCGGACATCAACGTCTTCTAC